CTTGCGGCCTATGAGCACCGGCAGAGATATCGCGGCCGTTATCGCTGAGAGGAGAAAACAGGATATGATGGAAGCGAGAAGGAAAACGCTGAAAGTCAAAGACATGCAACGTCGAGTGATCGGCAAGGCGATGACGGCGGCTAAGTACGGTCTGCAAATGCGCGAGAGCGCGAAGACGATCAGCATGAGAACGGAGGAACGAAAATGACAAAGCACGAATATTTCCGACAGTTTAGCTTGCCGGACTGGGACAAGCGAGAAGTCCCGCAGGGGTTAGGCTGGTACTTCACCCAGTACAACCCGGAAACCTGCGAGGGCGAGGGATGGTTCGGCACCGAGGACAAGCCGGAGTATTCTTTCGAGGACAAAATCTTCGAGGGCGATGACGGCGAGCCGGTTCTCATGAGCCGTACTTGTGGCATCGGTGATGGTTGTTTCTGGACGGAGTGGAGGCGATAACATGATTGTGAAAATCAATGGTACGCCGATTGACACGGCGCGGGTGCTGCGGTTTGCACCGCGGAAGAAGGACGGCTTAGATTTCAGGGACAACGAGGTTTGTTCACTGGATGAGCTGAAACGGATTCAGCAGCGCATCACGGTGCACGCTGAGTGCATGGAGCGCGTCTGGACAGTAGATCGCATGGGATGGCGGTTCCTGCTCCTGCGGGATGCTTATGGCAATGTGTTCCCACAGTGTTTCGCACCGCTCAGCGGTGAGTTGGAATACCTGCAGAAATGAGAAAAGCCGCTGACGGACGGCAATCCGAACAGCGGCAAAGAAAAATAGGTTTATGGTGATTATAGCACCGGAGAGGAGAAAAAGCAAGATGTTGAAGGAAACACTGCGCAAGCTGATGGACCTCAGTTTGGAGGAAAAGCCGGAAGGCAAGATCACCGAGGTAAAGATCGGCAACACTACCTGCTCGGTATGGATCATGAGCAAAAGTGCAAACGGAACGTATCAGGTTGCCCGCCGCTTTTACCGCTACAAGAGCACCGGAGAAAACGTATGGTATGAGGGACTCGAAGAAGTACCCGAAGCCGAGGTTATCCGGGCGATGGAGGAGGTAAACAATGCGTGATACACTGACCGGCTGCCCCGAGCGGGCGTTAGAGCCACCGGAGAGAGCAGATCAGGAGCGACTTAACCGGTTGCAGGATATGCGGGAAGCCGAAACTGCTATTGGCTTGTATCTGGAAGATTATAAACACCTATTCAGCATCGAGATTAAGAACTTCTTGCTTGATTTACGGATTGCTGTGCAGGACTTTGAACAGGAGGACGAACCATGAATTTATACGAATTGACGCAGGAATTTGCGACTGCAATGCAGGCTATCACGGTAGACCCGGAGACCGGCGAGGTCAGCGGCTTTGAGGCTGTAGACGGTCTGGATGCGGCGTTTGAGGACAAGGCCGAAGCGTATGCCGTCACCATCAAGAACCTTGACGCGGAGGTTAAGGCGCTCAAGAACGAGCGGGACAATCTCAAGGCGCGAGAGGATGCGACCAAGAAGCGCCTTGAACACATGAAGCAGCACCTTGCGGACAGTATGCTTGCTGTAGGCAAAGACAAGATCAGCACGTCGAAGGCTGCGCTGTCGTTCCGCAAGAGTATGCAGGTGAACATTACGAGCGACGTAATGGTGCCGGACGATCTGTGCAAGGTAGTTATCGACCGCAAGCCGGACAAGACGGCAATCGGCAAGCTGCTGAAAAGCGGTGAGGCCGTACCGGGCGCGGAGCTAGTAGAAAACATGAATTTGCAGGTGAAGTGATATGAACATCAGGTTGCTTAATGCAGACGAGATCGAGTGCCGCGTAGCGCAGGTGTCAAAGTCTCAGTATGGCGTATCGTGTTCGTTGCTACTCTACAAGGACGCACGTTGCGATATGTCCATTCTGGACGAGGTGTACGGTCAGACAAACTGGAAGCGCGAACACGTTATCATCGACGGTCGGCTTTACTGCAATGTCTCTGTCTGGGATGCAGAAAAAGGACAGTGGGTTGTAAAGCAGGACGTAGGAACGGAAAGCAATACCGAGAAGGAGAAGGGACAGGCAAGCGATAGCTTTAAGCGGGCGTGCACCAACTGGGGTATTGGCCGAGAACTGTACACGGCTCCTATGATTTGGGTTCGGCTCAGGGATAAAGAGTATTCCGAGCAAAACGGCAGAATCAAGTGCAAGCAGTCGTTCCGTGTGCGCAGTATCCAGTATGACAAGCGCAGGATTTCCGGCCTTGTGATTGAGGATGAAAAAGGAGAAGCACGGTTTGAACTTGTACCGCCGCCGGTCGAACTGACCGAAGTCCAGAAGAAAGCAAAACACGTAAAGCAGCTGCTTTATGATATCAGCGGCAAAGATGTGGATACATCGTCTAAACTGTGGCGTGAGCAGTACCAGAAGGACGAAAACGACATTGTAAAGATGAATGCTGCGATTTTGGAGCTTGAACCGAAGTGGAACGCGATCAAGGCAGAACAGCACAAGGCGGTGCAGAATGACGCATGATTTTGACCGTGCGCAGGTAGTGCACAATGACCTCGGAAACTGGCTGTGTCTGCACATCAAGAACGCGCCGATGGCGCGGGTGGAGTGCGAACAGCTCAAAGAGGGCAAGACCTATACCGCCGAGATCAAGAAGAAGTACGACAAACGCTCAGGACGGGCAAACGCTTATGCGTGGGCTTGCATGTCAAAACTGGCTGCAAAGCTGGGCATCAAGCGGGAGGAAGTTTATCGGCAGTACATCCCCGAAATCGGGGACAATTACCGACTTGTGCCGTATGCCAACGGTCAGCAGAGAGACTTTATCGCTGACCTGTGGAGCAAGCAAGGACTCGGATGGGTGACGCAGGACTGCAATGGTGGTTATCTGCTGTGCTTCTACGGCTCATCCACCTACAACACGTTGCAGATGGGGCGGCTTATCAACCTCATTGTACAGGACTGCAAGGAGCAGGGCATTGAAACCGAACCGGAGAGCACGGTAATCGGCTGGCTGAGTAAGTGGAAGCCGGAGGAGCGCGGTGTATGAGGAGACAGACACGGTTTACCGGCATTAGTCCGGCGGTTTGGAAAGAATGCTACGACCGTGACGGCGGCATTTGCCGCCACTGCGGGAAAGGCGGCGTGTTACAGGCGGCGCATTACGTCAGCAGAGCACGCGGCGGCATGGGCATTCCGACGAATTTAGTCATGCTGTGCCCGGACTGTCACCGGGAAATGGACCAGGGCGACGGCAAGGAAATCAAGCGGGAAATGCGGGAGTACCTGCAGAGCATTTATCCGCTGTGGGATGAGAAAAACCAGAAGTATACCAAGGAGACAGGGAGATGAAAGTTGATTTAGAAAAATATCGGGAATACATCGAGACCCGAATTGCAGAAGGCGCGAGCTTGCGAATGCTTGAGGACGAGATCGGAATTGAACGAAAAAAGCTCTCAAGAGAGATGAAAAAAGCAGGCATGCGTGTTCCCACGAGAATTGAGAGCGTGAAGTTTCTGTGGAAAAATCATAAACATCCGAACATCGGGAAAACGGGGAGCTTGTGTCCGTCATATGGACGCAAGATGTCAGACGAAACCAAACAGAAGCTGAGAGATGCGATGTCCGGGGATAAAAATTATCACTGGTCAGGAGGAAGGAAGAAACATTCGGGCGGATACATTCTCATATATCGGCCGGACAGCCATTTGGCGGATAAACATGGTTTTGTTCTGGAACACAGACTTGTTGCTGAGCAGAAATACGGAAGAAAGCTAAAATCTTCTGATATTGTGCATCACATTGACGGAAATAAAACAAACAACAATCCGGAAAACATTGCTGTACTGACAAGGGCAGAGCATGCAAAACTTCACAACAATTTGAAAAATTACAACAAATGGAGGAATACAAGTGCTTAACAAGATTATTTTACAAGGCAGATTGACTGATGATCTCGAATTGCGGCACACGCAGTCGGGTACTGCTGTGTCAGGCGGAACGCTCGCAGTACAACGCAGCCGAAAGAATAACAACGGGGAATATCAGAGCGACTTTTGCTCTATCGTATTGTGGGGCAAGCTGGCAGAGCACGCAAGCACATGGTTCCACAAGGGCGATATGTGCATTGTTTCCGGCCGTTTGGAAAGTCGCGACTGGCAGGACAAGAACGGCAATAAGCGTCGATCGTGGGAAGTACAGTGCGAAAGCATCGACTTCTGCGGCGGCAAGAGCGAGGGCAAGCCGAAGGAGAACAGCGATTTTATTCCGACCGACGAGGCGGACGATGACGAACCGCCGTTTTAACAGGTGGTGAGGGACGATGAACGGGCACATAAAACTGCACCGTGCGCTTACGGAGTGGGGATGGTACAAAGACCTCCCCACCTGCAAGCTATGGCTGCACGTCCTGCTGAGAGCCAATTACAAGGCTTGTGAGTGGAAGGGGATAGAAATACCGCGTGGTGCGTTTGCAACAAGTTATGCGGAACTCGCGGCGGAAAGCGGGCTGTCTGTGCAGCAGGTACGGACGGCGCTCGGTAAACTGAAAAAGACCGGCGAAATCACGGTGGAAACCAATCGGCACTATACAGTTATCACGGTTAGCAAGTACGACGAGTACCAGAGCACCGAACGCGACGAAGTGACGACACCGGCAAAATGTTCGCCAAAGCCTAAACCGAAGCCCAAAGCCCAAGAAGCCGATAAGAAACTCGACCTAACTGAACGATTTTCGGAACCGGTATGTTCGGCGGTTCAAGATTGGATTAGATACAAGAAGGAGCGCAGGGATGCATACGAGCCAACTGGTCTCAGAAACCTTCTCACGATGATTGAAAACCGCATAAAGCAGAACGGCGAACAGGCAGTAGCCGAGGTTATCCGGCTGAGTATGTCGCAAGGTTGGAAGGGTATCATTTGGGACAGAATCGGAGACAAGCCGAAGAAAACCAAAACGGATGCGCCGATGTTTAACGGTGCGCCCGCCGCCAGTGACTGGGAAAATGAGTGGGCGGCACGAGTGAAAGCCAGCAGAGGTGAAAGATGAAATTTGTAATCAAAGGCCCGCTGCCGGGACTGAATGAGCTGATCGAGGCGGAACGGCGCAACCGGTACTTAGGCGCACAACTGAAAAAGAAGTGCGAAACCGTTGTGATGCACGCGGCACGGCAACTCGGCAACGTGGAGTTTGAAGAACCGGTGTACATGATCTATCGCTGGTACGAAAAGGACCGGAGACGCGACAAGGATAACATTTGCGCGTTCGGCAGAAAGGTTATTCAGGATGCGTTGGTGAAAGCACGGTTCCTTAAGAATGACGGATGGAAGAATATCCGAGGATTTGAAGATCACTTTGAGGTGGATGCGAAGAATCCGAGGATTGTGGTTGAGATTTTGGGAGCGGATGAGGATGAAACAGGTTAAATGCGAGTTGTTCTGCGATAATTTCCAGAACTACAAGCGTTACGGGATTCCGAAAGCGCAGCTTGTGATTGCGGATATTCCGTATAACATCGGCGCGGACGCATACGGAAGCAATCCAATGTGGTATGTCGGCGGCGACAACAAGAACGGAGAAAGCGCAAAGGCGAAAAGCAGCTTTTTCCGCACGGACGGCTATTTCAAGATTGCCGAGTATATGCACTTCTGCAACCGGCTTTTGAAGAAAGAACCAAAGGAACGCAACGCTGCACCGGCGATGATCGTATTCTGCGCGTTTGACCAGATGCAGACGGTGATGGAGTATGGCAGACGGTACGGGTTCAAGAACAGCTACCCGCTGTTTTTTACGAAGCCGTATTCCGCACAGGTGCTTAAAGCGAATATGCGCATTGTGGGCGCAACCGAATTTGCGGTTGTACTGTATCGCGACAAGCTGCCGAAGTTTAACAACGGCAGGCAGTACGACGAGGATGGCAAGGTCATTCGCGGAAGCGGAAAGATGGTGTTTGACCATATCGACTGGGAACGGGACGGCAGAGAGATTCCCAAGCTGCACCCGACGCAGAAGCCAGTGAAGGTACTGAAAAAGCTGATTGAGATTTTCACAGACCCGGGCGATGTGGTGATTGACCCATGCGCCGGAAGCGGTTCGACACTCAGAGCAGCGCGGGAGCTGGGAAGAAACAGCTATGGGTTTGAACTGGATAAGCAGTTTTACCGGCTTGCCAAAGATGAAATGCTGAAAGAACCGGAAACGGTACAGATTGGGTTGGAAGGTGTGGTATGAAAACCTGCAAAACCTGCAAGTGGTACGAGCCGTTTTGCGGTGTGCTGCAATGGCGACAGTGAGCACCGGGCGGATTTTGTGGACACGGAAAGCGGATGCGAGGAATGAGAGGAAAACGAATGCGGCTAAAGTGTTGGTACGGCATCCACGAGCCGAGCGGAGAAAGCATTATTCCGGCGGTTGATGAGTGCTGGCTGAAAAAGTGCAAGTATTGCAATCGGTATATTCTGCACGGCGTAGGCTGCTCGGTTGATGTTTCCAAAAGGAAAGCAATGAAGCTGAGAGACGAGATTTGCCGAGAGTTATGAGAATTGAGATTAGGGAGGGTTAGGAATGGTTGAATACATAAAACGGAAAGAAGCAATTCTTACCGTTAAAGGCTACGCAAAGCATGCTATCGACAAGGGCAGGAAATGCCTTGATGAAGAAGACGATACCATCCATATGTGCGATGAGATTGACCGCCTGCTCGCTGTCGATGTTATTCCAAGACCGCGTTGGATTCCGGCAGACGAAGAATTGCCGCCGGAGGGCAAACATGTCCTTTGTTGGTACGAGTATTTCCGCTATGGGGGTTACAACCGCATGTACCAAACTTTTGGCATCGGGTATCGGTTCTGTGAGTACTGGGGCGGAGTAGTCGCGCAGGGACGGGATGCAAAGGTTTTGGCGTGGATGCCATTACCGGAGCCGCCAGAGATGGAAGGAGGTGCAGAATAATGCGGAATCCGTGCAAGGACTGCATCTATTACCACAAAGAGAATAAAACTTGCCAGTCGAAGAAATGCGCTACTTATGGCGACGGAAAAGTATCTTGGATTGTTAGATTGTTTTGTTCTCCGTGTAAAAATTGAGGAGAGGCGGACAATGGATTTAGCAAACAAGCATTTGGCGGCCGGGTTAATCTGTGAAAAGATGTTTGATCCGATTGAGACAACGTGCGATCTGTCACTTTTCTCTGCTGATGAGCTCCGTTTGATTGAGACAATCGTACAAAGCATTATGAAGAATATGGACGGAGATGCAGACAATGGCTGAGGTGATTGGGCAGAAAACCGTTAAAACACGGAAAGACCATGTGTGCTTTGGCTGCGGTCGAAAATTTCCCAGTGGAACTTCGATGGAACGCAGTTGTGTAATTGATAACGGTCTGTGGAGTTGTTATCTTTGTCCTACTTGCCAAGAAATTACCGCTTCGCTGAAATACGGCGATGAATATGGATTCGGTGATTTAAGAGAATACGCTTTGGAAAAGGAAGGTGCTAACAATGGCTGAACTGAAACCTTGCCCGTTCTGCGGGAGCAACAGAATCTCGGTGGAATACCTATATTTTAGACCTTATATCCTTTGCGAGAAGTGTCACGCACAAATCCCTTGCTATAACACCTATCCAAAGGCAAAAGAAGCATGGAACAGGAGGGCAGACAATGGCTGAATACATTGCGAGAGAAGTATTACTTGCACAACTCAGAGCAATAGAATCATACAACGCCTCGCCTATGTACCGGCGCGGATATGATGATTGCGTTGAAGCTATTCTGAAAACGCCTGCCGCCGACGTTGTGCCGGTGGTGCATGGGAAGTGGATTCGACCGCACTGGAAAAACAGTAATTATTGTTGTGACTGTTCAGAGTGTGGCGGGGAAGCAATGCATAGAGAGTATCAATGGAACAAAAAGGGTATTTACCCTATCTGTCCTAGCTGCGGAGCGGAGATGAACGGAAGCGTAGACAATGATTGAACTTAAATCTTGTCATTTCTGTGGTGGAGAAGCGAGGTTGTTTGTAAATGACGGCGTAAGAGTGCTTTGTACTAAATGTCGCGCTTCTTCAAAGATTTTGGTAGACAGTGAATGTTACAAAACCAGTGCTGTTGAAAAAGTGATTGAAGCGTGGAACAGGAGGGATGACAATGGATCGAATTAACAATGAGGTATTTGACAGGCCAATTAAACCGGTGGCGGCGCGTGCCCTTATCGCAACGGTACGAGATATCGCACCGTATCTCACGATTGGTGAGTGTTGTTCGATTGTAGCGGTCGTGCAAAACGCTATTACGCGTATGAAACTGGAGAATAAAAAAGAATGACCGAAGAACAAAAGAACTGTCCCTATTGCCGTACAGACGCAAAATGTTTAGGCGACTTTATAATTCACAGGAATTTTTATGACAATAGTTATGAATTAGTTGCTATGGCTGAATGTAGACCCAGCAAAATCAACTATTGTTTTATGTGCGGCCGTAAGCTATCACTAAAAGATGAGATGGAGGTAGAAGTTGATGAGTAAATGCAAGATTTGCGGCTCAGAAAAGGAAGAGGACACCGGTTACGCACTCCACATTGTTGTATGCAACTCGATCGACCGTTCCGATATGTATCTGTCGTACTGCAATGATTGCTTTAAGCGCATTGTGCGCAAGCTGCTGCGCGAACTGAATGGCAAGAGAGAGCTGAACATTGCGCTCGATGAAATTAAGGAGGTAGAAGAATGAAGAAACTGTTTATTTCTCAGCCTATGAAGGACAAGACGGACGAAGAAATTCTCGCAGTCCGCGCAAAGGCTATCGAATCCGCAGAGCATGAACTCGGTGAGCCAGTGGAAGTGATTGATTCGTTTTTCCAGAACGCGCCACATGACGCACGTCCGCTTTGGTATCTGGCTAAGTCGCTGGAACTGCTGTCTACGGCTGACGTCGCTTATTTTGCGAAGGACTGGGATAAGTACCGCGGCTGCAAAATCGAGAACGAGTGCGCTATTGCATACGGTATTGATGTGATTGAGGACTACCGCAATGACCATCGCTGAAATCTCCGCCCAGATGGGCGTTACGCCGGAAACACTGGTGCAGGAGGTGATTGCGAAGCATGTGACGGGCGGTATTTTACTGACGGCGCTGTACGTGGTGCTGATGCTGGGCGCGATTGTGGCTACGGTTAAGCTGATGCGGAATGTGGAATACTGCGATATTGCGCCGATTGCCTTTGTGGCCGCTTTTATTGCACTGCTTGGCGTTATGATGTCGTGCAAGGAGCTGGTTGACTGGTACGTTGCGCCGGAAACCACGGCGAACCAGTATATTGTAGAACATTACGGAGGTGGACAGAAATGAACAAGAAAATCACGGCGGCACTGCTTTGCGGTGCGATGATGTGCAGCTTATCGGCGTGCCGGGAAAGCAGCCGTGTTGCGTACAACATCTCGAAAGAGGCGGACAATTTCAACGTCACGCGCCGTCTGGAAGTCATCAACGCGCGTACGGACAAGCCGGTGTTTGAGCTGATCGGCAACTTCGCTATCTCGAACAACAGCGAGAACGAGCTGGAGGTGACTGTCGAGACCGGGCAGGGCGTTTACAAGAAACACCTTGTGTACCTCAACGACTGGACGATCTACGTTGTGGAGGACGTCAGCGGAGCTTACGTGGACAAGTTCCACTACGAGGTGAATTTCCTGCCAGAGATGATCGTTCCGGTTACGGTGACATCGCATGACTAATGACGCAGTAAAACAGATACGCAGAGAAAGGAGAATGAAAAATGACGATTGATGGAGCGATTGAATGCGCGGAATTGATGTCGCGCAATATGGTACTGTTTGACTTTGATAACGACGAGGATAGATGCGAGTTCGGTATGATTTGCGCCGATGCTTTGCATCTAATGAAAACGCTTGGAGAAAAAACGAAACTGGGAAGTGAACCAAACGAGCCTGACCCCGATACAAACACATGGCAGGAGCGCATGAAGCGCGAGTACCACGAGACGAAGGAACGCTATGAAAAGCTGAATCGGCTACTTGTTAAGCACGCGGCGGGCACGCTTGATTTTACGCTGAAATGCCCTATCGAGCTGCTAAAAGCACAGCGTGAGCACATGTCTGACTATCTTTATACGTTGGAAATCCGTGCGGAGATTGAGGGAGTGAACCTGTATGATTGACCTGCACAAGCTGGACAAGTTCCGGCTGAAAGACAGAGAACGCGAGTTTTACGGCTGCACCGGCGACAGCGGAAACGGTGTTTTTAAGGTGTATGTTGGCGGCAAGTCGTTCCGGGTGATCGCAAGCAACGGCATGGGATGGGAGCACGTCAGCGTTTCGCCCGGCTCTGCACAGCGCAAGTGCTGCCCGACGTGGGACGAGATGTGCGCTATTAAGGATATGTTTTTCGGCGAGGACGAACGCGTTATGCAGTTCCACCCGCCTAAGTCGGAGTACATCAACAATTATCCGTACTGCCTGCACCTATGGAAACCGATAGATACGGAGATTCCGCACCCGCCGATGATTTGTGTTTGAGGTGATACGGTGGATTTTGAAGAAATTGCGTTCCGCGTATTGATCGGAATGTTGTTGGTATTTACAGGCTGCACGTTAGCAGCACTGGCGATTATGCTGCTTAAAGCAGCGTTAGGAGGATTTGCATGACGGCTAAGTACATCAAGATGGGCGTGGAGGAATGGTACACCGAGGTTTACAAGTGTATATCTTGCAGTGCGGATACGATGATGACGATGAACGAAAGGTATCGACAGCCGCGATTCTGCGCAAATTGCGGAGCGGCGTTTACGCAGGAGGAAAACGATGAACGCAGTGAGTGAAGATGTTGAAAAGCTCGTGGAAAAGGAACTGGAAGCTGCAAATGAGCGGTTCCCACAGTTCCATAGCCCGCATGAGGGGTGGGCGGTAATGCAGGAGGAAGCCGAGGAACTGCGAGAAGAATGCGACAGTATCGAAATGTCAATGAAGCAGCTCTGGCACCGTATCCGTGACGGTATCCCAACGTCGCAGCATGTGGCTCTCGTTGGGCAGTACGCCGAAGCAGCAGCTTGCGAAGCTATACAGGTGGCGGCGATGGCGAGAAAGTACCTTGATATGTTGGAGCGGATGGACGAGTGAAGCAGTACAGCGCGGAGATGCGGCAGTATCTGGACGAGATGCGGCGGTATGAAAATTGGAGGTACGGAAATGGCGAAGAAAAAGAAAGTCAACCCATACCGAATACCGGCGACGCAGGGTGACATAGAAAAAGCCAAACGAGACGCAACGAACACGGCGGTTGCGTCTACATGGGCAATTATGTTTAGCGTTCTACGGGATAAAGAAGGGTACGACTATGACCGATTACGTCGGATATGGGACGAAACAAACTACCTCGCAGACAGTATCGCCCGAAAATACGTTAAAATCGACGATCTGATTGAAGAACTGCGGGAGAATGGAATAGCATTAGCATGAAAAAGAAAAGCGAATGCGCTGGGTGCGCATACTGGAGGGTACTGGGTACAAGCCAAGGGTCTAAGCTATGGGCGTGTCATTATTTGATCGACACGGGGAAATCGCGCGGATGTGAACCGGGTGTGGGTTGCGTCCGCAAGGCGGCGAGAATCAGCCGTCGTAGGCGATATACACAGCGCGGTATGGAGGAGGTAGTGGCACACGACGACTAAAGAATGGCTCAGACGAGGGATTGACCTTGAAAAATCAATCTCTGCACTGGAAGAAGCACGAGTAAGGGCGTGGACGCGGGCGACAAGCGCAACAGCGACGATCAAGGACACGCCGGGCGGCGGCGGTGACGTGACCGCAAACAAGGCGGATGCGTATCTTGCCCTGTCCGAGAAGATACAGCGAGAGCAGGAACGGCTTGCACTGATTAAGGCTGAGATTATCAGCACAACGGCTAAGGTACAGGATGCGGCGCTGCGGGCGCTGCTGATCGAGCACTATGTAAACGGTCGGACGTGGAGAGAAACCGCCGAGAAAATGAATTACAACGAAGTGCACGTTCGTGGAAAGATGCACGCGCGGGCGTTGCGGGCAGTAGAACATATACGCACAGGCTGTGCATAAAGCTGTGGAAAACGGGCTACACAATACTACAAAGAATGGTGGTATAATGATATCGTGATAAAAGCCCTAAAGGGCGGAATCACGGAGTTTCGTTCCTCCGCTTTCAGCCCGCCGAAAGGCGGGTACACGCCCGGAAGCCTGCGTGAGGGTTGACGGGTGACAAGCCTTTCTGTTTAACCCCAAATACCTACTTAAAGCGGTGGGGAGACCTGCCGCTGACCTGCTCCAAAGTCTGCATGAGGGCAGAGGAGCAAAACGCCTTTCGCGGAACGAAGGCATTGATTATCCTTTCTATTCTTTCGGCGTGTCTTTTTGCGCGGCACGCCGATATGCTCCAAAGCCTGCATGAGGGTGACGGAGTAATAACATTTACGCTACAATGAGAATGGAATGCGGTGTCTATGGGCGACAGACACCGCAAACACGCCCGGATGGCTGCGTGAGGCCGGACGGGTAACGTACAGAACCTTTTTAGCCAAAGGCAACGTGGCGGACTTTTGCAAGCCTTGCATGATGGACGACGTGCAAGGCGATCTGCTCCCAAAGCTGCATGAGGCGGAGGGAGCACAACGCCTCCAACGAGGACGATAATATTCTGACGGTCCGGAAAGACGGACAATCTGTTTCCGAACGTATGCGGAGCTGCTGCAACAGCTTTGCAGAGTTCAGCGGGTGCTTGCAGGCACGCCGCGACTGGGGTCGCTCCCCGCTGTAACCTAAAAAGGGAATCAGCCGGAAAACAAACCGATAGTAATTGTGACACGCCGGAGAGCGACGGCGCATAGTCCAGAACGAGAGGACGGCGATGCACTGCCGACGGACTGCGAGAGCCGAAAAAAGTGCAGCGAACAAAAACGTTTATCTGATCAGCCGAAAAGCGAAATACGGTAGGCGGCCGCGACGGCGGCAAAACATTCCAAATCATTACACAGGCGGCATATATCTCTTGTGCTGCAAAAACTAAGATATAGGAGGTCATTACCTCTCTCGATTTCATACATGTAGTGTTTGCCTGTGGACAGCGGAGGAATCCTCGGTAAAAGCCCGACGTACAGACGCGACGATAGCGCCCATACCTCCCTGTGGAGGTATACCGGTTTGCATAGTGCTGAAAGCAGGTGCGAGTCCTGCAAAACCGAAACAGTCGTAAATATGGTAAACCCCGCTCACCTTATGGCTTTGGTGATCGGGGTTTGCTATGCTATTTAGAAAATACTCTGACACGGGTGCGTGAGCCGGGCGGTGAAAAGACCTATTAAAACTGGCGATCTGAAATTCGCGCGGGTTGGGAAAGGGTCAAAGGAATATTTAGGCAGAACTATAGGAGACTAACTAAACACGAAAAGGATTATCTGCAAAGATAGTCCTTTTCGTTGCATAAATAAAAGGAGGTGAACTGCATGAAGGCAATCAGAAGAGCAGCACGATCTATCGGAACTCGCGTCCGTAACTTTGTTTCGGGTCGTCGGGAAGCAGGCGCTTCCCGCGCGCGGTCGTCCTCGGCCTGATGAAAAAACACTCAAAAGTACGCCGACCGGGAATAGCGTCCCAGCCGGTTTTCTTTTGGGAAAGGGAGGGAAAAGTAAATGCCAAGAGGCAGACCAAAGAAACAAATCGACCTTGAAGCGGTGCGCGAGCTGGCAAGCGAGGGCAACACGCAAGAGGAAATCGCAAGAGCATTAGGCTTCGCGCGTGCGACCTTTGCGAATCGCAAGGATGTGACCGAAGCATATTATAAAGGCATGGCCGAAATGAAGCTGAGCCTGCGGCACTGGCAGTTTAACGCTGCTCGTGGCGGTAACATCCAGATGCTTATCTGGTTGGGCAAGCAGTACCTCGGACAGCGCGACGCAGTAGAGGAAAAGATCGAAAGCGAAGGCGTGAAGGTGATTATTGATGTCTGAGTTGAAGCTCTCGCAGATCATCGGACCGGCATTTTACGCCGTTGCGCACGATGTGTTTGAGCATGGTCACACACATTACGATGAGAGCGGCGGCCGGGGCTCGCTGAAATCGTCGTTTGTGTCGATTGTCGTTCCGCTACTGCTTATCCACAACCCCGGAACGCATGCGCTTGTGTTACGCAAGGTTGCAAACACCATCCGCGATAGTGTATACGCACAGTATGTATGGGCAATTGGTGAGCTGGGCATGGCTGACTACTGGGACGCGAAGGTATCGCCGATGGAGCTGATATATCGCCCGACCGGACAGAAAATCATGTTTCGCGGCGCTGATGACCCGATGAAAATCAAGTCAATCAAGGTCCCGTTTGGTTATATTGCTGTTACGCATTTCGAGGAGAAAGACCAGTTCGCAGGACGCGCGGAAATCCGAACGATCTTGCAGTCTACAATGCGCGGCGGTGATAAGTATTGGAACTTTGAGAGTTATAACCCTCCGATCAGCCGCGACAACTGGGCGAACAAGGACAGTTTAGAAGAACGCCCTGACCGTCTCTGCCACCGCAGCACGTACCTTGAAGCGCCGCGCGAGTGGTTAGGCGATCAGTTTATTTATGAGGCGGAGCACCTAAAACTGACGAACGAGCGAGCGTATCAGCATGAATACCTCGGCATTCCGGTCGGCACGGGCGGCAACGTCTTTGAAAACCTTGAACTGCGAGAAATCACAGACGATGAGGTGGCAACGTTCGATCATATCTATCAAGGCGCTGACTGGGGATGGTTCCCCGACCCGTTCGCTTTTATCCGCGTTCACTACGACAGGGCGCGTGAGACGGTGTATTTTATCGATGAGATATACAAAAACAAGCTGAGTAACGAGGAAAGCGCCGGTATTATCATGGAGCGCGGCTATAATGATACGTTTATCACCTGCGACAGTGCAGAGCCAAAAAGCGTTGCAGACTACCGCGCTATGCGACTGCCTGCCAAAGAGGCCGTGAAGGGCCCCGGCAGTGTCGAGTACGGCATGAAGTGGCTACAGCGCAGGACACTTGTCATCGACCGCAAGCGAACGCCGCACGCCTATGATGAGTTTGTGAACTATGAGTATGAGCGCGACAAGGACGGCGAGATCATCAGCGGCTATCCAGATGAAAAGAACCATCTGATTGACGCCACGAGATACGCCCTTGAGCGCGTTTACAGAAGAATGGGAGTGATTGCTTGACGATCATTGAAAAACTGAAAGAGCTCGGCTATAACACAATCGCCCCCGAGTTTTACGGTAAGGTTGCGGAGTGGCGCAGCTGGTATGTGGGTGATGTGAAGTCATTCCACCATTACAAGGTGCGGAACTGCGGCCGAACCGTGCATTGCAAGCGATATACGCTCGGTATGGCCAAGAAGTTAGCCGAGGACTGGGCGAACCTACTCATGAACGAAAAGGTGAAAATCACCTTGGAGGGCGAGAAAGAACAGGCGTTCATCGACCGCATCTTTGAAGAGAACAACTTCGAGGTAAAGGCGAACGAGATGCAGGAAATGAAGTCTGCACTGGGTACGGTCGCATACATTCCGCGTGTTGTCGGTGCAGTGTCGGACGGCGAACAGCCTATTGTGGGCGCAGCAAACGGCATTCAGATTGATTATGTGACTGTAGAGCACATTTTCCCTCTGGCATGGCAGAACGGCGTTATCATGGAATGCGCGTTCGACAGCAGAACCACCGTGAAAGGCGAGGATTACTGCTATCTGCAAATCCACAAGCGAAATGAAATCGGATTTTACGACATCGAAAACCGCATTTTCAAAATCACAAATGAAAGTTTGTTTGAAGAAAGCCTTGCAAGCGTGCCGGGGTTTGAAAAAATTCCACCTGTTGTGCATACCGGTTCAAACAAGCGGCAGTTTGTGATTGATCGTTTGAACATCGCGAACAACTTTGATTATTACATTCCGCTCGGCATTCCGGTCTATGCAAACGCTATCGACGTTCTCAAGGGCGTTGATATCGCATACGACAGCTATGTAAACGAGTTTCTGCTCGGCAAAAAGCGCATTATGGTCAAGCCTGCTGCAACGCAGTATCTTGACGGCGAACCGGTGTTTGACCCGGATGAACTGGCGTATTATGTGCTGCCGGAGGACACGCAGGACGGCAATGTGGTACAGCCTATTGATATGTCTTTGCGTACAGCGGAGCACAATCAAGGTATTCAAGATCAGCTTGATTTGCTTTCCAGCAAGACGGGATTCGGCGAGAATTACTATCGCTTCAACGGCGCAAGCGTAGCAACTGCAACGCAGGTCATTAGTGAGAACAGTACAATGTTCCGCACTATCAAGAAGCATGAAATCATCTTGGAGCAGGCATTAACAGAACTGTGCAGGATTATCCTGCACCTCGGCAATGAGGCGATGAACGCCGGACTTGATGAAGATGTTGAAATCAGTATTGATTTTGACGATAGCATTATCGAGGACAAGGACACTGACTTTTCGCGCGATATGCAGCTGCTGAACGCCGGAATCATGAACGATTGGGAGTTCAGAGCCAAATGGTTAAATGAGGACGACGAGACAGCGAAACAGATGCTGCCGAAAGCACAGGATATGACCGATGAGGAGGAAGAAGAAATTGAATGAAATTCCCCATCACACCGGAGTATTTAGACGCTGCTCCTGAACCAATCGCCATTGCGATGCGCGAGTTGGAAAAGGATATTCTGCGCGAAATCTGTAAACGGTTCAAACTGACCGGAGAGTTTAACGAAGTCGCAATGAATGACATTCGCGTCTTACGCGCCTATGGTCTTGATATGGACGCTATCGAAAATATCATTTCCAAGCACAGCAAAGAGACAACGCCGCAAGTACAAAACGCGCTTGAGCGTGTAGTTGAGTACAACCAGAAGTATTACGATGAGCTTGCAACCAAGGCGAGCGTAACCGAACCGCTTTTCTGGGTGTCTGCCGCAGATATTGCGCAGATACAGGAACAGACGCTTGACGGATATCGAAACATTACTCGTTCACTTGGCTTTGCAGCGCAGACAAACGGCAGAATCACATTCCAGCCAATCGCAAAGGCATATCAAGCAGCGTTAGACAAAGCAGAAGTGAAAGTGCAGTCTGGAGCGTTTACGTTGCAGCAGGCGTTTGAGGACGCTGTGCGAGACCTCGCAGACAGCGGCATATACACCATTGACTACGCAAGCGGACACCGTGACCACGCGGACGTTGCGGCGCGTAGAGCCGTTCTAACGGGCTTGAATCAGCTTACGGCAAAGTATGCGGAGAACGCCGCAGAAACGCTTGAAACTGAACTGTATGAGATTACAGCGCATAGGGGAGCACGCGACGTAAACAAACCGCACGTTTGGTCAAATCACAAGAAGTGGCAAGGCAAGGTTTACAGCACCAAGACCGGCGGCAAGTATCCCAGCATTTACGCGGTTTGTGGCCTGGGTGAAGTTGACGGCTTGGAAGGTGCGAACTGCCGACACCACAAGCACCCCTTTGTTGAGGGCGTTTCCGAGCGCGTTTACACCGACGAACAGCTTGAAAACATTGATAAACCACCGTTTGAGTTTGAGGGCGTTACTTATACAGCGTATGAAGCAACGCAAATGCAACGCAAGATTGAACGGACGGTGCGAAAGCTGGAGCGCCGTAGAATCGCCTACAATGCCGCAGGAATGGTAGACAAAGAACAACAAACATCTATCCGCATAAAGCGCTTGCGCAAAGAATACCGTAATTTCAGCCGTGCAGCGCAGCTTCCGACACAGGCAGAACGAATGAAAGTAATTGAATAAGAATGCGCTGCGCAAGCGGTGTTTTTTTATACCCAAATTGTCCGACAGGACGTTAAACAAGGAGATTATTTTATGGCTGACACTAACAATCAGGCACAGACCAACACCGGTGAGCCGGGCAACACTACTGCACAGCAGGAAAAGACATTCAGTCAGGCGGACGTAGATAAGATGATCCAGTCTCGCCTTGAGCGTGAACGGAAGAAAATGCCCAGCGAGGAAGAACTGAACGCATTCCGCACGTGGAAAGACAGTCAGCAGACCGAGCAGGACAGAATGAACAACATCACCAAAGAGCGCGACACCGCAGTAAGCAACCTTTCGGCGGCGAACGCGAAGATCGAACAGCTCGAGCACGAAAGATACGTTTCGTCGAAGGGTTTCACCGGTGACGAGGCGGAATTTATCGCATTCAAGGCTGCGAAGATGGTAGATGACAAGACCACCTTTGAACAGGCTGTGGATGCAATCGCGCAGGAACGTCGGCCACGTACCTCGTTTGATTGGACTGCGCCTGTAGGCGATGGCAACCAGAAAAACGCCCCCAACGCGGCAATGAACGCGCTTATTCGTGGGGCAATCAAGTAAGAAAAGGAGCTTTTAACAATGGCAAATAACGTAATTGACCGCAATTCCCTTTCCGGTCTCATCCCGGAGCCGGTAACTCGTGAAATCCTTCAGGGCGCTGTTGCAGAGTCGGCAGTACTGCGTATGGCTCGCCGCCTGCCGAACATGACCAGCAAGACCCAGACCATGAACGTTCTGGATATGCTGCCGACCGCTTACTGGGTAAACGGCGAGGTTTCCGGCACTGGCGCGGCTGACTCCGCAGCGTACAAGCAGACTACCAAGATGGCATGGGACAAAAAGAAGATTTACGCCGAGGAAATCGCGGTAATCGTCCCCATCCCGGAGGCAGTTCTGGATGATGCGGATTACGACATCTGGGGTGAGGTTCGCCCGCGCCTGGTTGAGGCGTTCGGCAAGAAGATTGACGCTGCAATCCTGTTCGGTGCTGACAAGCCCGCAACGTGGCGTGATGGCGTTGTTCCGTCTGCAATCGCAGCAGGTAACGGCGTAGCGGCTTCCGCAAACGTATTCGGCGATATCATGGGCGAAAACGGTCTGATTGCAAAGGTTGAGCTTGACGGTTATAGCCCGAACGGCGTTGTATCCGCTGTACAGATGCGCGGCAAGCTGCGCGGCCTGGTGGACACCACCGGTCAGCCGATTTTTAAGACTGACATGCAGGGCGCGTCTCGCTATGCTCTGGACGGAATGGATATGTATTTCCCGAACAACGGCGCATTTGATCCGACTATTGCAAAGATGGTTGTAGGCGACTGGTCGCAGCTCGTTTATGCTATCCGTCAGGATATCACGTTCAAGATTTTCACCGAGGGCGTTATTCAGGACCCCGACACCAAGGCAATCCAGTACAACCTCATGCAGAACGACATGGTTGCACTGCGTGCTGTTATGCGTCTGGGCTGGGAGATTGCAAACCCGCTGACTGCTTACAACGAGGACATCGAGAATCCGTTCCCGTTCTCCGTTTACGGCAACGGCGGCAGTGTTTCTACCGTAGCCGTCAAGCCGTCTACCGCAAGCGTGGCAAAGGGCGGTTCTAAGCTGTTTACCGCGTCTGTAACCGGTGACGGCATTGTTTCTGACAATGTAACGTGGGCGGTTTCCGGCGGCGCAAAGGGCGGCACCAAGATTACGGCTGATGGTCTGCTGACCGTTGACAAGAACGAGAGCGCGTCCTCTCTGACCGTTACCGCAACTTCTCAGCAGGACGTAAGCAAGAATGGCACTTCTTCTGTAACTCTCGCCTAAAGGAGTAAAACATGGTAGAATACGCATTTTATAAAGCGACTTATCACGGCAATCAAATCACCGAGGACGATTTTCCACGTCTGGAAAGTCGCGCCGAAGCGTATCTTACCTATCTGACGCGCGGAAAGATTGATGATTCCGACGCAGCGAAAATGGCGTGCTGCGCGGTGGCGGAACAGTATCAGATCATTGATACGTCCCAAAACCGCGCGGCTTCTGCCGAGCAGGAAAAGCAAAGCGAAAGCGTCGGCTCGTGGTCGGTCAGCTATCGCAGTAGCGCAGAGATGGCACAGGATGCAAAGACGCAATTACGCAGTGCAGCAGAAATGTATCTGGCGAACACCGGTATACTTTACCGTGGTGGGAGGTGTTGCAAATGCGATTACCTCACACTGTGACGCTGTTTCAGCCGTCCGGCAGAACCGTTTTAACCGGTGTGCTACTGGAAAGCACGAGAGGCACGGCAGTAACGAAGAACGCGCAGAACAGCGCTGATTCGGTCACTCTGCATATTCCTATTCCGTTCGATTTAATAGTTTCGCCGGAAAAGGATTATTTCGCGCGTGGTGAAGTCCCAGACGAAGGGAGTTACCAGAAATGCCGCGAAAAGCATGAAACATACCGCGTTACAAGCGTTTCGTTGTATGACTACGGCGGACTACAGCATTTGGAGGTGGGCGGTCGATGATCCGATACTCTCTAAACATCAAACTGCCGGATAACGTACTAAGCAAGCGCGTTGAAAAGGCGAATGCATGGCTGGTAGAGGAGATCATAAAAGATACAGATCAGTTTGTGCCTGCCCGCACCGGCGTATTGGCTATGAACGTGCAGCGGCACGGACATACCATCGTGTATGCCTCTCCCTATGCACGATTTCAGTATTACGGCAAGGTGATGATTGACCCGGCAACCGGCAGTACGTTTGCACCCAAGGGCACACGCAAGGCATTGACAGATCGAAACCTCAAATACAGCAAGGGAATGCACAAGAATGCGCGTTCTCACTGGTTCGAGGCAAGCAAGGCGTTGAATGAAACGCGCTGGATGGAAGGAGTGCGCAAGATTTTGACCGATGAGTGAGAAATTGAACACGGTAACAGCTCGTGAACAAGACGGTGTTTCACGGGCTGTTCTTTTATGGCTGAAAGGCTATGCTCCCGAAATTGAGTTTGAATATCTCCCGCCGGAACGGTCAGGAATGATGCTTACCAGTGTACAGAGCGCGTATAAAACTGCACAGTACATTGACGGCGGATATGCTGCACAGTACCCGTTCGGCGTGATGTATCGCGCCCTGCCGACCGACAGCGAGGAACGTCTCGACGTTGAATCCTTGCTGAATGAGCTGGGAGCATGGGCGGAAGAAAACCCGCCTGATCTCGGCGAGGGAATGACCGTCACATCTGTTGAGCGAACGACCCCTGCGGGGCTTATCGCTCGATACGAAGATTTAACCGAGGATTACCAAATCCTCTTAACCATTAACTATGAAGTTGAGGTGTAAAAATGGCAACTGAAAAGATTAAACGTCCTCTGATTGCACACTTTCTGGATACTACCGAAAAGATGGGCGAGTATTCCACTGCAAAGTGGGCACGAATCGGCAAGAACGTAACCGAAGCATCTACGGACTACGGTGCACAGACTGAGACCGAGCAGGATATTATCTCTGATTCTGCAACTACTGAGATTACCGGCTATCAGCCGACCATGAGTGTTTCTCAGCAGTGCACCAAGGGCGACGATGTGTTTGAGTTTATCGACAAGAAGCGTCGCGCTCGTGCTACTCTGGCAGATTCTCACGCATGGCTGCTGAATGTGGACATGTGGAATGCTACCAGTGACAGCGACACTGCGACTTATGTCGCAGAAGTACAGGAAGTATCTGTACAGGTTGATACATACGGCGGCGCAGGCGGCGAATCTCCGACGCTGGAATATACGCTGAACTATGTAGGCGACCCGATTCCGGGCACTGTTAAGATCACCGGCGGCGCACCGGTATTCACTGCGAACGTATCCGTATAAGGAGGTAACGAGGAATGGATAGTATCCGCGTAAACAGCGGCGTAAAGGTTATTGAAGTCAACGACAAGGGAGAGACGATCTCCCTTCCGCTGTCTGATGATAGCTTTGTCAAAGGCTTTTTCGACCTGCTGAATGAAATCAAAGACAAGGCAACGGCTATTTCTGAGAAGAAAGGCGACGTTCTGGACACTCTGGACGATATCGTGGCGTTTGACAAAGACGTTAGGGACAAAATCGACGCGCTGATTGGCGAAAATACTTGCGCGAAGGTGTTTGGCGCGGTTCTTCCGTCCTCCGACCAGTTCCTTGATTTCTTCGCACAGCTTACCCCCATCATTGACAGCCACGTTGAGAAGCGTGCAGCAAACATGAGCAAGTACAGCGCGGAGCGTGCCGGCAGTGTTTAACATGCTGCTCGACCGCCTGCCAAGCTCTTACAAGGGGTATCTAATTCGCACGGATTACAGAATCGGCATTCAGATTTCCCTTGCACTGGACGACCCGAATTTAAGCGATAATGACCGTGTATGGGTGGCATTATCCTTGCTTTACGGAGCAGGGATGCCACCCATTGACATTGCACTGGAAGGTTTGCAGTGGTTTATTCGCTGTGGCGACGATAGAGAGATTGAACCCGGCGGTAAACGCATGATGTGGTTCGATTTCGATTCTGCACGGTTGTACGCATCGTTTCGGCAGACGTTCGGCATTGAGCTGCACAAGGTCAATCTGCACTGGTTTGAGTTTATGGCAATGATGGAAAGCCTTAACGAAGATTCGGCAATGTCTCATGCCCTGCAAATCAGAGGCACGGACACAAGCAAAATGAAGGGAAAACAGAAACAGGAATACGAACGTCTCAAACGTAATTTAACCCCTGCACCCGCACTTTCAGAAGAGGAAAAGGAAGCTATTGACGCTTTTTGGGCGCAGATCAATTAGAAAGGCGGTGAATAAATGGCGGATGGCTCTATCAGAATCGACGCTACTGTAAGCGACGAACAAGCGAAAAAGCAGATTGCACAAATGACGAAAGACATTGAGAAGCAATCAGCCGCCGTAGATAAACAAGCCGCAAAGGTACAAAAACTTGCTGAACAGTGGAACAAGGTAGCTGCTGGAGGCACGAAGGGCATTAAAATGCAAGCCGACCTTGCAGCAACGGAGAAAGAAGCCGCACGTCTGGCTGCTCGGTTGGATGAAGTAAACGCTGAGATTGAAAAGGCTCAGAGCGATTACAACACCAAACTGAAACAGGCGGCAACGGGCGCAATCCCACAGGAGGAATTCTCGGAATCGGCGCAAAAGCTGAATTCGCTTGTTGCTGAATCGGATAAATTGGGCGAAGCTCTGCGAAACGCAGATGATAAAGCGGCACAACTGAAACAACAGCTTGCCGAGATCAAGCAATCATCCACGATGAGCAGCGCCGGTCAGAATGTGCGGCAAAGCCTTGCCAATGAGACCACGCAGTTAGAGAACATGAAGGCCGGGCTGAAACAGTCCAAGTCGGAAATGAATGACTTCGTAAGTCAGACAAATTCCAAAATGGCTAAGCTGAAACGAGTTATTGCGGGTTTGGGCGCTGGCTTGAAAACGTCTGTCGGAAGTCTGCAAAATTTTCTCGGCGGCAAATTGGGCGCAGCGATTGACAAGCTCAAAGCCAAATTCGCCAATTTCGGACGTTCCAGCCAAAAGTCCATGAAGAAAGCAACGGGCGGCGTACAGTCGTTCGGTGTGCGTCTGCGATCTATCGTTGCGGGCGCGTTGTTCTTCAACTTGATTTCCAAAGCGCTTACGGCAATGGCTGACCGTTTGGGCAAGGCTCTGCTTGCGAACCAAACGTTTGCAAAGTCGTTTGGGCAGGTGAAAAGTAACCTGCTGACGGCGTTTCAGCCTATCTATGAATCTATTATTCCGTGGCTGAATAAGCTGATGCAGGCTCTTGCACAGGTAACGGCACAGATGGCGCAGTTTATCGCGTCTGTGTTCGGTACGACCGCACAGCAGGCACAGGAAAATGCAACGGAACTGAACAAGCAAACGGATGCACTGGATTCCACGGCATCGTCTGCGAAGAAAGCTGAAAAGGCTCTTGCATCGTTCGATACAGTCCAGAAATTAACCAATAACAGCAGTAACACGACCGACCCGAGCGCACCTAAGTTTGATACGGATTATTCCGCAGTAAAAAATCAGACACCGCAATGGCTCACTGACTTCTGGAAAGTATTTCAGGATTCGTGGGCGCAGTACGGACAGCAGACTATTGAAAGCGCAAAGAACGCTCTTTCTGCGCTGAAAGACATGGTTTCCGCTATCGGTCAGTCGTTTATGGCAATCTGGACGAACGGAACCGGACTTGAAACGCTGAACAATATTCAACTGCTGTTGCAAACCATCTTCGATCTGATTACCGCCATTGCAACGGCATTTACCAATGCGTGGAACACGAACAACACGGGCGAACAGATGTTGCAAGCAATTATGAACTTGCTGAACACGATCATTCAGATTATCACATCTATTGGTCAGGCGTTCATTGCGGCATGGAACGATGGTAATGCGGGACAAATCATGCTGCAAAGCATTATGACCCTCATTACTACGGTGGTTCAGGCAATTAGCGCAATCGGTCAAGCGTTTTTAGCTGCGTGGAACGATGGTAATGCTGGACAAACGATGATAAACACCTTGATACAAATGATTACGGCGGTTGTAAACCTCGTTAATTCTATCGGTCAAGCGTTTATTGCGGCGTGGTCTGACGCAGGATTAGGCGAAAGTATCTTCTCGAATATTCTTTCCATCATCACGAATATTGAGAATACGATAAAATCACTGGCTGAAAACCTGCAATCTGCGTGGGAATACAACGGGAATGGCGTAGCTGTTTGGGAGAGCATCCTCAAAATCATTGATGATGTATTAGCCGGAATTGATAAAATGTCACAGGCAACGGCAGATTGGGCAAGCGGTTTGAATTTTGAACCTCTTGTCACGGCATTTAACAATTTCATGGCAGCGCTCGAACCGGTTGTAGACCTGATTATGAACGGCCTTGCGTGGGCATGGGAGAACGTTTTACTTCCACTTGCGAGCTGGACTATCGAAGAAGCTGTTCCGGCAATCCTCAATCTTCTTGCGGCGGCGTTGCAGGCAGTATATAAGGTAGTATCTGCGCTGGCTCCGATTCTGCAAACGATTTGGAGCATTATCAAACCTATCGTTCAGTTCATCGGTTTTTCTGTTATTTCTATTATCAAGGGACTGACAGATACCATTACGAAACTGGGTGACGCTATTTCCTTTGTCCTTAATCTGATTAGCAAAATTGGAAGTGGCATTGGAAGTGGTATTTCGTCGCTTGTTGGCGCATTGGGTGGCGGATTAAGCGCATTTTCGCTGGATTCTCCTACTGCTGCGTATGCACTTGATATCCCCGCCCTTGCAAACGGCGCGGTTATCAGTCCGAACAGTGAATTTCTCGCTCTGCTGGGCGATCAGAAAAGCGGCGTGAACGTGGAAACCCCGCTGTCTACCATGATTGATGCGTTTAACGCGGCACTGGACGCACGCGGCGGCACGGGCAACAGCAGTCAACCTATCGAGCTTTACATCGACGGCGCGAAGTTTGCACGCATTACCGGCCCGTACAACAGCGGCGAAACGCGGCGGCGCGGCGTAAGTCTTGTAACAGGAGGTGCATAAATGGAACTTACCGTAGACGGAAAGAAGTACAACGTCCTTGTTACAAGCCTTACCCGTAAATTTCAGGTGCTTGACGGCGAGAACGCAGAGCGAACGCTCAGCGGCGCAATGATTCGCGACATTATCGGTACGTTTTACAACTACGAGATTACGATTCTTCCCGCAGTTGGCAAGTACGGCGACTACGATGCGCTGTACGAGGTTCTGAGTGCACCGCAGGACAGTCACAGAATTGTTGTTCCGTATGCACAGAGCACGCTTACGTTTAACGCATATGTTACTGCCGGACAAGACAATCTCATCCGCAAGAAACCCGGAGAATCATACTGGACGGGACTTTCCGTTCAGTTTATCGCAATGGCACCGCAAAGGACGTGACACATGGGAACCAATACAATCACATATCTTGACCGCACGTTCGATGCACACGATGTAATCAGCGGAAATGCGTACTATGCGCGTCCGCTGAACAGTGCCTCGCTGGAAATCGACACGTTTTCCTTTGATGTGCAGTCGGATGATACCAGTTTAACGGAGTTTATCCGTAACACCCCACTGACTTTCTACCATGACGGAAATCAGATGGGGATTTTTTATGTGCAGACAATCTCACGCACCTCTATCAACACTTACCACTTTACTTGCACCTCGACCGTTGGCTTGCTGGATGAAACCTACCACGATGGCGGTATTTATACCGGCGAAACTGTGCGCGAAGTGTGTACGGACATTTGCAAGCCGCTGACCTGTTATGTGAAGTCCAACATTGCCAACATCAAGCTGTACGGTTGGCTTCCTATTGCAACGCGGCGCGAAAACCTTGCGCAAGTGCTGTTTGCTATCGGTGCAACGCTTAAAGTGGACTATAACGGTGCAATCCGCATTGAGGGTTTGTGGGACGGACAGTCCAGCGAAATCACTGCAAGTGAAATGTATGCGGGCGGCTCGGTAGAATATGCAACTCCGGTTACGGAGGTTATCGTTACTGAGCACGCCTATTCGCAGAGCACAACGGAAGTTACGGAACTGTTCAACGGCACTACCTCAGCGGGCGATAAGATCACGTTTGAAGACCCGTGCTATGATCTCGAAGCCACAGGCTTTGAAATCACAGAAAGCGGCGCAAACTATGCTATCGTTACCGCCGGTTCCGGCGTGCTGAATGGCAAGAAGTACACTCACGTTACGCGACAGATTATCACCCCGACAAACACCCGCAGCCGCAGTCTGGTTAAACAGTCTGACAACACGGTAAAGGTTGAGAACGCAACGCTTGTATCTCTGGTAAACGCAAACGCTGTTGCGGAACGCCTTGCCGAATATTACAGCCACAATGAGCGCATCAACAACAAAATCGCCATCAAGCGCGAAATTCCCGGCGATGTAGTGCAGATTACGCACCCTTACGGCGGTGAAGTAAGCGGATGTATTGAAAGTGCAGACGTTACCGTGTCCGGTAGACTGGCAGCGCAAGAAAGCGTGCTGGTCGGCTATAAGCCGCAGGATATCGGCGAACAGGAGTATTACGATACGGTTGAGGTTCTGACCAAAGACGGGACGTGGACTGTGCCGGATGGAGTTACAAGTGTCCGTATTGTTCTGATTGGCGGCGGTGCAGGCGGCGATTCAGGCGAACGCGGTGAAAACGGCGAAAGTACAGATGAAGCTACCAATACCCACGGAATACGCCCCGGAAAAGGAGGAAAAGGAGGAAAAGGAGGAACCGCAGGCAAGGGCGGAAAAATTTATACTATCGAACTGAAAGTAACTCCAAACGATCAATTCAATGCAAAAATCGGCGTTAAAGGAGTAGGCGGAGAATATTCCTCTGATACTGTGAATGCAGGAACAGCTGGCACGGACACTTCTTTCGCGGGATATACATCGCAAGATGGCGCATCATCTTCTGAGGGATTTTTTGAACCGACAATGGGAATAACGTATGGTGTATGGGGAACCGATGGAATCACAGGCGCAGATGGCGGTGATGGAGGTGCTCCAAGCACCGACGAAAAGGTGAGCGGCAATTCGGGAGGCGATGTTTTAACATATCTCGGAGGAAAGGGTGGAACTGGCGTTCGTGGAACCAAAAGAGATGGAACCGTTGTAGGCGGTTCTGGCGGTGGCGGTGGTGGCGCTGCGTATGGCATAAATGGTTCGGATGGCGGAAATGCCATTATGAACAGTGGCGGCCTGCGAACAATTCATGGCTATACAGGAGGAAACGGTGGAACTCCAGATGCAATTATAGCACCGACTATATACGGCGCTGGTGGACACGGCGGACACGGTGGCGGTGGCGGCGGCGGTGTAGGCGCTGTAACGCTCAACGCAACTTATTCATCAGAATCTGGAGGAGCAGGCGGAGCAGGAACAAGCGGGACTGACGGTGCACCGGGTTGCGTCCTTATTTATTATCGCCTGCTTAAAGCACTTTCTGCTTCCGGCGCAGTCCATGACAAGAACGGCAAAATCATTTCAGACAAATACGGAAGGAGGTTGGTTGTTTAATGGCTGATACTTACTATACAAGCCGGTACGGCGGTGAGGACATTGATAATGCAGTCGATAAAGTAAACGACACCTCAGCCGGAAACGATGCACTCAAAGCGGCATTAGACGCACTGACTGCGCGTGTCGCGGCATTGGAGGGTGGCGGAACATGATTCTTTTCAACGATTGGAAATTAACATCAACTTGTGATTTCCTCGCTATGCAGTATGACAATCTCACAAGAAAATTGTCGGTACACGGTGATTTGCCCGCAGGATATGACTGGGATATGTTTGTAAGCGTCGGACCGTATTTTGACATCTTACGGCTTACTCCGGACGAAAACGGAGCGTCTATTGTTCTGACCGCCCCAATGCTTGCTATCTCCGGTGTATACACCATGCAGCTGCGCGGAACGCAAGGCGATAAGGTACAGCACACGAACAAAATCACGGTGTTTGTGCCGTCGAGTATGTCGGGAGACGCGCATTGGGCTGAGATTCCAAGCGAATTTACGGAGCTGGAAAAGCGTATGCAGCAGCTTGCAAACACTTATCCGACCGTAGGTGAAAACGGCAACTGGTTTATCGCTGGTGAAGATACTGGCGTTCCCGCCAAGGGCTTAACGCCTTTCATCGGAGACAACGGTAACTGGTGGATTGGCGAAGAAGATACCGGTGTACCTGCATCGGGCGGTGGGCATGGCAACGTGTTTTCAAATGATGTTTCCGCTATTCGCGTCTTGACCCGTGTAGAGTATGACGCAATCGAAAAGCACGATGAAACTGTGCTTTATCTGATAACGGGGTGACGGAATGTATATCGGAGACAAAAGCATTATCGCGTATTTCTTAGGAAAGATGGGAATTTACGAGGCGTATTTGGGCGATGAATTGCTCTATCGCCGCAAGAGTTCCTACCTTTACCTTGAATTAAACACAAAAGGAGTGTAAAACATGGCATCTTTCTTTAACTTAACACTGGACACGACCGCTCCTGCCGGGCTTACCCTCAAACTGAACAACGGTGCTGCTTATGCAACCAGTACGTCAGTAACGGCAACGATCGGTCTGACGGATACCGAAACTACCGGCTACCAGATGAAGATTTGGGGCGTGGCTGGTGCGGAAACGGAAGCCGAAGCGGCATGGGCTACGTTTGTAAAGTCTAAGGCGATCACGCTGACCACTGGCGACGGCCAGAAAACCGTATCTATTAAGGTGCGAGACGACGTAGGCAACGAAACCGCAACTGTTACCGCGAAGATCACGCTGGATACCGCTGTTCCG